TAAAACCTAAATCGTTTTCGTTGTTTTGAAACTCCATTTCTAATTTACAAAATTAAGTCAATTAATATCTGATGTCAATACCCTCTTCTAGTTTAACAACCTTCACTTTATAGACTTTTCAGATTTCATCCTTTCGATTTCCTCTTTAGATTCTCTATCAAGCTCATTTTGTTGTGCCTCGTGTTGCAATTCCTTAGAGAGTTTCTCAACATCTGCTTTTGTTTTAATGAGAGTATCTGAACTCTCGGTCATCTTAAGGTCTCTCTGAAGTTCAGCTTTTACTCTTTCAAGTTCAATCTTCCCATCATTCCTTACCTTCTCTAATTGCATTGCAATATCTGCTTTGAATTGCTCTGCCTGTTTATTTCCTTCCTGTCTCATCTGCTCAACCTGCTGCATTGCTTGTTGTTGCTGTGCTTGCAGTTCTTGCTGTTGTTGCATCTGTTGTTGTTGCTCCTGCAACTTCTGACGTTCAGCAGTTTCGATCTTACGTCTCACCGAACTGATACTCGGATCTGTCATAATATCCATAATCTGAGAGAAGTTCACTTTATCATTCTGCAGTCCTGCCTGTGCTAACTGCATCAACATCTGTTGCATTTGAGAGTATTCAAGACTATTATTCACAGTAAGACCGTAATCAATCTCACGTATCGCATTACCATCTATCTCAGAAAGCACCTGAGACATATCATCTGTAATGTACTGTACGTTGATCTTACGTCCTCTGTATGCGTGTTTTGCAACTTCAAGTGCTGCCTTCAATACCGCAACCTTTATTCTATCGTGAAACTGAAAGTAAAGTTCAGTGATATGCGATGACTGCATTACAGAACGTTGCGTGTTACCCACAAGCTCACTACTTGAGATAGCACCTTCTCTCTGACGACTTACACCTGAGATGTTACTGATCTCTTCTTTAATAAAGTTGAGAATGTACATGTTCTGCTGTAGATAGTTACCCATATCAAAGTTCATAGGGCTTCTATTGGCATTCATGTTACCTGCAATCGTTCCAGTAGCTGCACCCTTACGTGCTTCTTTAAAAGAATCTATCGGTAACCATCCCATCTTATCTGCAAAGTAGAGTGCATCCTCTATCTCCCAACTTTCAGGAATCATTGCAAGATCCAAGTATCCTACAACTCCCTTATGTTTAGTAAGTGTTTCCCATTGTTTGAACATCAAGAAGTCATAGTAGTAAGAGTAAGGCTTCATACGACCCATCAATGATGTTGTCGGCTCACCTTCCTGTGTATAGTCACCACCTACATATGGACACAATGTACCTGTAGGGTTATTGATACCGTATGCCTTTACAGGAAACGGACGCATCTTAACAAAGATACTCTCACCGATACGTGTACCTTCCCACCAATCAGTTACCCAAATGTATTTCTCAATCTCCTCACCTCGCTCAACACGTGGTTTGTAGAACTCATCAACGAATCTGTATAGCTGCTCACCTGTCTTACGGTCATAATATTTTAGTTTACCGATCTTTCGATAAGACCTCCACACTACACGTGTAACAAGAACAGCACCATCCTCACTGATAGGAGATAGTAACGTATCTGCTGTTGCAGTTGACGGTGTAAGATTACCATCTGCATCTTCGATCATACTGAACGTACCTGCTACAAGATCTGGTTCTCTACCCTGTGCTACTGCTTCGTCAGCACCTGAGTTCATTGTAACACCCATTCTTTCTATTTCAGAGACCTCATCACTTGTAAGATAATCAGAGTAGTCATCTACCACATTACCCTTTGAATGATAACCCCACTCAAGAATAATATCTGCATCCTGAATATCAGGTGACTGACCCTTACGTATGATACGCACGTTTGCAGGGTTACACTTACGCACTCTTGGTTCACCATTTACAATGTCAAGTGCATACACCTCTCTACCTGCAACAAGACCGTCAAGGAATCCCATGTTCCACTTGTACTTCAGGTTCTCCTTCTCCATTATATGATTAAGTAGATCCGTAGCACGTTTCTCACGTATGTCCTGATAATCATATCTTAGGTAGTTATCAAGTTCCTGTATCTTCTCAGCCATCTGATCCTGCGGTGTCTTAGACATCACAAACTCAAGAAACTGATCATTGATCATCTTTTTGATATCCTGCTCCTTTTCAGTTACAGCATCTTGATTAATGACACGTACTTTCCAATCAAACTTACGCTTCATCTCCTCACCAAGCAGTAGATTTATCTTACTGTTTGCTACAGGGTAGTGTTGCGGTTCAAATGGAAAATCATTGTTGTTAATACCAAAAGGGTCACACATACTCAACATATCATCTGTGTTAAGTATATTATTGTAGAGATCCATGTTTGTACGGATCTCATAATAGTCATCACGGAAACTACCCGTGTAAAGTCCCATGTCAGAAGCTGCTCTTACACAACTTTCTGCCCACTTTTTATCTTTTTGCCGTTCTGTCTTTTTCTGAAACGGAAATTCTTCTTGTCCTAGTGTCATCTTCTTCTAATACGTTCTCTGATACTGATCCTGTCTTCATCTACTTCCATTGGAATAAATCTTTCAGACATGCTCCTTCTATTTCTAAGAAAGAACGGATCAATCTGTTTTCGATTTTCGTTATTATCAATAAAACCCTCTTCTTCTATGCCATACTTCTCAAGGTCAGCACGATAAATCAACACCATACCTAACGCAGAAATCCTATCGTAGTTTCCTACATACGGATCATACGCTATCAGCTCTCTGAGCATTCCAGGTGATACTATCGTACTGTAGTTCCTCTCTCCCTCTTCTTTTCCGTAAGCTTGCTCCATAAGATACGACCTTATCAGACTGTTTCTCCATCCATTGACAGCCTTTGTCGTATGCGTACCTTTTGCAAAGTTACCGTAACCTGTTCTCTTTGTGATCTGCATATCACGCAATATCCCAGGTGTATCGCACAACATATACGTTGCATTTATTCTATCAAAATATTGGAACATACCTTTCTTGTTGTTCTCATAGTTGCAACGTGCGTTGTAATATTTCATCAATCGGTAGCATATCTCGTAGAACTCCTCTGCCGTTCTTGGACGACCTGTATATTCTGCGACTATCCTACCTGTCAGACGGTTCATTATGATAATACTCCCTAATGATGGTCCGACCGACATATCATCATCATAAGGGTCAGCTCCTGCTATATAGACATTTGGCTGTATATGACCATCTATCTCAACAGGATGCTCAAATATCTCTACACACGAGGCAAGATCCTTGACATCCATAACAGGAAACTGTCGTATCGGGTAATTATCGCTCAGTTTCCAGTTTACCTCACCATCTTGAAAGTAAAGCTTGACCTTCCATGTAGCATCTGTGTATTTCTTAGGATTTGTCTCCACCTCCGCAAGATGTATACGCATATCCTCTACATTGAACAGATGACCCTCCTTTTTCATCATCGCCTCTTGCGGTGTGATGGAACGGTCAGCTTTTTCCTGTATCAAAGCGTTAGGATCGTCTGTACTGGTCGCAATAACTGCACGTGCATCAAAAACCTCTATCAATGCCTTTACAATATCAGAGTTACCATCTACATCGTAGCAACCTTCACGGTTCATATACTCACCGCAGTAGTAACCGCACACTGTACCCTGTGGCATATTACGGTCAAACACGTTCGGTAACGCATAAATATTATATGCATCAGGTTTAGTGAACAATTCACGCATACCTGCAAAGTCAGCACCCTCTGTACCACCTGTACCCCATACTACAATGGTACCGAATGTCATTTTACCCTGCTCAACCGAAGGTCGTGCAATCGCATATGTCTTTTTCAGGTGTGGAAACTTTCCTGCCTCCTCAAACAAAAGCAGTTTACCCCTCTTTCCCCTTGCACGTTCTGGCTGACCTTTGGTAGATACACCGATTATCTCGGTCTTTATACCTTTTTCCGTCTTTGTTCTCGGATCTCTGTAGGATGCCCTCTTGTGGTCGTTCCTATCTGCATAATCACGTGACTTTCTCCACGGTGTATGGTTATCTATGAAGTTCAGTGTGTCCCATGCTTTAGATAAGATACCATCATCGTACAGATACTCACCTTCCGATGCTATCGCAAAAGACTTTGAACGTTTAAAATGGTAATAATTACGTGTACCCATAGAAGAACCCTTGAACGAGTAGCCTCTACCCCTTGTTTTCAGGTTTCCACAGTGCATACCACGCTGTTCTGCCTGTTCTACATAATGATACCATAGATAATCACTGTCCCATACTCTCGGAAAGTCCTCTACACGGTCAGCCTTTATGTTGCCTACCTGCTTTTCTAACTCCTCTGTAGATTGTGGTACCTCCTGTGTCATCAGTATCGGACAGTAATTCAGATACCAATAATAATAGCCTGGTATCCACTCACCATCAGAAGGTCGTATCAGACCCTCTCTACATCTACGCTGTTCCTCTCTCCAAAACTTCATATAACGTGAAGACGGAAATCTATTGGGAACCAAGTCGGTATACTTACCGTACTTCTTAAAATACAATGCTCTCTCCCTGAAGAAGTCCATATCTTCAAGGATATGTGGAGATGTAATATCAACCTCTATCTTACCATCGTCATCCTTTGGCAGATCCTTTGCGTAAGGTCTGTTACTTGACAACATATTGTAAACAAAAGGTATCTCATCAATAGCCTGAATGATATCTGCACGTAACTCCTCATCTTCCAACGAGTTTATACGCACACTCACATCGAAACGTAAGCTGTCAAGTAATGACCTCTCTTCGTGTGTATCAGTCTGGGTTGAGTTCTTCATCTTCAAATTCAGCTTTCTCCCTTCCACCTCTCAGTATCAGGTTCTCAGCAACTTCAGTCTCCACTAATCTCTGCGTATCCTGCAACGACTTGACAGTCTTAGGCAAAGAGTTTATCATATCCATTATCTGCTTTGCGTTGAACACAGGCTTACCATTGTTATCACGCTCATTTAGATTCACATTACCAAGAAAGTTGTCCAACTCCGTCTGTGCCTTCCAAGCAGACTCCAGCGTATCCATTGAACGTGTCCTACTCATCTCCCTATACTTATCTATACAGGCATTGATGTGTTGGTCAACCTCCCAATCAGGAAACATATAAAGCACATCCTCTTTGATATAACTCCATCTTTCTTCCTCATCCATTCGCATATACGGAGAACGCATATCCACAAAAAACCAAATGGCAGAAAGTTCAGCATTCAATCGTGCTTTCCCTCTCTTACCTCTTTTCTTGGCAAGTTCTGCAAACTCCTTTATCATCAGGATCTGCGGGGAGATACTAAGTTCTCCCTGCTCGTCCATCTCAAACATATGCTTCATTATCCTATTGGATTTCCGTCAGGATCTAAAATAGAAGTACTCTCAGTAAGCACCTCGCTTTCATCCTTCTCAGTAATATTAGCTTTTACCTTTGACAACTTATCAATCTTCACATACTCTGTAAGATCTCTCACAATACTCGTATCAGTACCTATGATAACCTCATAGTCAGGCTTCTCATCGAACATTACCTGTACATCATGCTCTTGAAAGAAGTAAAACAACTCCTCTCCATACTTGAACTGTCCAGGTTGTACATTATCACGCACTAAACACCATTGTCCTTCCTTCACATATTTGACATCAGGACCTACCTTCATGATCTCAACACAAGGAACGATCTCCTTATTATCAAGACCCAATATGATACTCTTCGGTTTAAGATACGCACGTACGATCATCTTACTACCAAGCGGTGTACACTTGATATCCTCACTCTTCAACATCTTCTTGCTCATTATTCTCTTCTTGTTGTTTTTTCATCTGCTCAATAAAAGCAGTTACCGTCTCACGATTTCTCTCGTTATGCTGCAAACCCTTACTATTACCAAGAATATAAGGATTCCACAACATCCTCCCTCTCTTAAAACGCTTCATAGAGCCACGATTTATTTTTCTTCTCGTTTTATACTCTTCGTGCGTCTCCTCTTCAAGTCTTGAGGGTGAATTGCTTACAAACATCTTAAGTATCCTATCCTCTACAGGGTACTCAAAATACACAATACCACTCTCTGTGACCTTCTCTTCACTCATCATCGTAAATGTCCTCTGTATAACTGTTCA